ATCGCTTTGTTACCGCGACGATGGTGCCATTGCCTCGCCGCGCAGCCCATAGCATCTAAACCGCTCGCGCGGTAGAACGCTGCGGCTGACGGCACAGCAAGACAATACGCGACGGGCGTAGGCGTTCTGACGATGACCCAATTAGCGCCGTTGCGCGCGTTGAGGACATGACCCCGCATTCGCAGCTAGGGTAGCATTCGAGCTTCATCTCGTGTGGGAGGCGATGGTGCGGTCGGACAGCGAAGCTCCAGCGCGTAGGACGGGCGGAGCGGCCTCCCTGGGCGGCGTCGGCTCCCCGCGGCCATGGACCGTGCTGGCGTGGGCCGCGCTGCTGGTGGCAATCGTCGTGTCGTTTAGGCCCGCGGTCCCAGTCATCTGGGGCGACACGCCATCCTTCGTGGAATCTGCTTTTCGTACGCTCGAGGATCGGACATAACGTCTAAGCTGGCGTGATGATCGGGCTGTTCTGCTTAGCTCTGGCCGTCTTGGCCTCGCCATTCAAGTCGAAGTTGCGGCTTGAAGCCGAGAACGCGGTGCTTCGACATCAATTGAATGTTTTGAGGCGCAGGCCGCGCGGTCGCGTTCGGCTCACGAACCATGATCGCTGGTTTTTAGTTCAATTGTATCGGTGGTTTCCGTCGATCCTGCAGGTTCTCACGATCATCCGGCCCGAGACGCTGGTGCGTTGGCATAGGGCCGGCTTTCGTCGCTATTGGCGCTGGAAGTCGGGCTCTCGGGGAGGCGGCCGCAGACCGAGACGGACCTGCGCGCGTTGATTCGGCGGATGAGCGTCGAAATCCGCTTTGGGGAGCCCCGCGTATTCATGGAGAACCGGCTCAAGCTCGGGTTTGAAGTCGCGCAGTCGAGCGTGGCCAAGTAAATGGCCAAGCGGCGTGGGCCGCCCAGCCCAGGTTGGCGAACCTTCTTGCGTGATCATGCTCTACATGTTGCGGCCATGGACTTGTTTGTTGTCCCGACCATGGGCTTCGACCTTCATCATCGTCCGGCTCGACCGCAGAGATCTTGTCAGGATCAACGTCACGGCACATCCGGCCGCCGAATGGGTCGCGCGTCAAATAACGGAGGCAACGTCATCGCGCGAGGTCTGCCGAGTTCCTTCTTCAAAGCCTTCCGGTCGCCTCCAGAGAGCGGCGTGGGATGATGTCTCGGGGCCATATCGTAGCCTGCAGACGTCCAGAAGGGCCTAGACTGGAGATCGATAGCTCGGCTGGTCCTACGGACACCAAATATTCAGCGGAGAATGGTCGTGGGATCGTTGGTAGCGGGGGCTCGTGCAGCCAATAGACCCACCCATGGCCAGCGCAGAACGAATGCCCGACTGAGGCGCTACTAAGAACATGCAGAGGATCCGACGCGCGGCTTGGTCTACAAACCAAATGAGCTCGCCGACTGCCGTACCGGGGAGGCAGGAGCCTCGCCACGCCGGGCGCGGATCCGCAAGATGGCAGCCTTCTCCCAACCTTGTCACCAGAAACGCGGCACGCCGGCTTCCGGTTGTTAGAAAGCTGAGCTTCTCAGTCGACACGTCTCGCCCCGTTCTGAAGTAACGGAATAAGTTCTTCCTCTGTCACCTCAATGGTACGATCTTCCGGCACGGCAACCGTTCTGCCGGTGATAAGCTGGTAATGTGAGCTGGGCGGAGGCACCCAAACACGGATCAACTTCCCTTTGCCTGATCGATCGCCATTCGTCTGCTCTCCCAGATTTTGATAGTATTTTATCCATGCCCAGGGCCCTCCGCTCTTCCACGCTAGCGCAAAGACAGTGGAATCGACCTGGTCGTCGTGCTTTGCGTTTGGAAAAGTTACAAGTTCATTGAGATAAGTGTCGAGCCAAGGCGCTTCCTTCGGCAAGAGAACAAATCCGCCCTCGATCTTTGCGGTTTGCCCATGTAGGCGCATGATCTTGTCACCTTCAAGGGCAGGAGCCGCTTCCACGTCTGAAAACCCGTCGGCGCGCAACTCCTGAATCAGTGATGTGCCGGAGGCCTTGTCTTCAATCAGCACTACGTTCGCGTGATGAAGCTTCGCCAGTTCACGAACAAAGCGCTTAAGCTCAGGGAAATTGAGCTTGCGGCGAAAGACATCGATCAGATACATGCGCTGATCCTTCCGGCCCCAAGTGGTGCACACGCTGAAGTTCGCGAGCTCGCTGTCCTTGTTTGCGGTGTCCCAGCTTTGAAAAACCACATCAAACTTTTCCGGCAACTCACTGAGGCCGTAGTACCTCAGCCATTCTCGTTTGACGATGATGCCGGACGGCGGCTGCGGGTCCTGTTGGTACTGGGCCGTGAAATTGTAATCGGTCATCGCGCGACGATGGACTTCCAAGGTAGCCGGGGAGAGCAGCGATGGCTGCAAAATATCTCCCGTCTTCCGCTGGATTGTCTTGCGGCCGTAGGGCGCCAGTATGTTGTAGGTCTCGTCCTGGACGGCGATGGCAGGGAACGACAACACATCCCATGTCTCCGTTTCCTGGACGTGAGCAACGAGATCGTCGGCATGCAGTCGCTGCATGACAATGATGATCGCCCCCTTCTCTTGGCTGTTGAGGCGGCTGCGGAGCGTGTTGTCATACCATTCGTTCACCGAGCGGCGGCGAGGCTCCGATAGGGCGTCATCCGCCTTTAAGCGGGTCATCGATGATGATGAGGTCGGCTCCGCGGCCGGTGAGGACGCCCCCGATCGACGTGGAAAGTCGGTACCCACTGTCGGTTGTCTCAAAGTCAGAGATCGCTTCGCGCCCTTTCGACAGGCGAGTATCAAACAGCGCTTCATAGAATGCGCTGTTCATGAGCGTGCGCGACCTGCGGGCGAGATTGTCGGAAAGGTCCTGAGCATAGGTAACCGACAAGATCTGCTTGGAAGGCTCGTGCCCCAACACCCAGGCGGGAAACGCAATCGAAATCGCGAGCGATTTGAGGTGGCGCGGTGGCACATTGACGATGAGGCGTTTGCAGCGGCCGCACCTGACATCCTCCAGCTTTGCCGCGAGCACCTCGAGGTGCCAGTTCGGATGAAACTCTGTTTGCTCTAACTCCAAGAACGATCGATGGATGAAGGCAAAGAGGTCGTGACGGAGTACGTACGCATACATATTGGCTGGCGAGGGCGCCATCTAATCCTCCCGCCTGTCTGGATCACATTGTTTCATACGGTCGTAGATCGCGCGGAGAACCTCGACGTCGGGCGCACTGAGCGGAAACTGGGTCGGCTTAGCGGCGGCGGCACGAGTTTCGATTTCGTCGATCCAGTCGAGGAATTTCCCCATGGCCGCCTGATCGCCGCCAGCGGCCTTTGTCGCGAGCTGCATCGTCGTCGCCTGGATCTTGGAAATCCTTCGAGTCTTCCCGCCGATGGTGGCGGTCACCTGGTCCCGGGCGGCCTCCATGATCAGGGTTCTGAGATTTTTCGCCCCTTTCGGCCGCCCCTTTGGGTTGCCGCTCACACCCTTACGAAATTGCGTGTGCTTGGGCGGGTCACCGGCGGGAACCTTTTGACTTGCGGTCTTGCGCTTTGTTGACAGCATGCGCTTTGCCCTTCTTGGCATCTTTTTCTCCGAACGCTGGCGGCTCACGGCCGCGAAGTCGAGATTGGATTCAGCATGTAATGCTTTGAGACCGTAGACCGTCTCGAATCGGCGGATCGTGGTGTCGACATAGTGGGGATCGATCTCCATCGCATAGCCACGTCGTCCCGCTTTTTCGGCGGCGATCAGGGTGGTGCCGCTGCCCGCAAAAGCGTCGAGAACGATTCCGCCGCGCTTGGAGCAATCTAGAATCGCGTCCGCCACCATGGCGACAGGCTTGACGGTCGGGTGCATGGCAAGCTCGGTGTCGCGATCGTTGCCAAACGTGTTTAGGCCAGCGTAATTCCACACGTTGGAGCGGTTGCGACCAAAACGGCCCAACTCCACGTTGTTGATGTGCTGGGCGCTGCCATTCTTGAACACGAAGACCAGTTCATGCTGAGACCGGTAAAGGCTTCCCATGCCGGCATTGGTCTTCGACCAGACACACAGGTTTTTGAATTCGTTGTATCGCTTTGCGGCTGCGTTTAGTAGCTCGCGGGTGTGGCGCCAGTCCATGCAGATAAAGTGTATTGATCCGCTGGTGCTGAAGTTGACCAAACGGATAAACACCGTCGAAATTTGGTGAACTCGTCCGAATTCATCTCACCGGACGCCATCGCGAACTCACGATGCTTGATCTTGCCAAGCCCGGACACGTTACCAGCGATCGCGACATTGTAGGGCGGATCGGTGAATACCATCTGCGCCTTTTCTGCGCCGAGAAGCCTGGCGTAGTTGTTGTCATCCAAGGCATCGCCGCAAAGCAGAACATGATTGCCAATGCACCAGAGGTCGCCGCGGCGCGAGACGGCAGGGATCGAGCGATCAAGCTCCGGGACTTCGTCAGCCTCGTCAGGCTCGTCCTCATTCAAGTCTTGGATCAGCAGATCAACTTCTGGGATCTCGAAGCCGGTGACCGTGACATCAAAATTCAGCTCGACCGACAGCTCCTTCAGCTCAAGCGCGAGCAGCGCGCGATCCCATCCGGCATTCTCGGCGAGCTTGTTGTCGGCAATGACATAGGCGCGGATTTGAGCGGGCGTCAGATGGTCGACACGCACGGTCGGAACATCCGTCATGCCGATGAGTTTGGCTGCTTCGACCCGGCCATGTCCCGCAATGATCCCATCGGCGCCATCTACCAGCACCGGACTGATAAATCCGAATTCTTTGATGCTGGCGGCTATCTGCTGGATCTGCTTTTTGGTGTGCGTGCGCGGGTTGTTTCTGCGCGGTTTCAACTGCGCCGGGCTCTTGTATGTCATTTTCAAGGGACTCATACCTTGCCTCTAAGCCTCCGCTGTGTTTCGCCGCTGAGTGGAATACTAATTGTGGTATTTGAGAGATAAAAAATTAGGACTCCTCCGGCAACGCTCTGAAACGCTCGGAAAGATTGATCATCGAGGACGCCAATACTTTTGCATTCGTCGCAAATTTCCCAGCGTCTTCGGCCCCCACAACAATAAATGCAAGAGTGTCTCCGCCAACCGAATTCGTCGTCAAGAGCATTCTCCCAACGCAAGGCGGCGCTTTTGTTAGCCTTTCGAGGTACTTCGGGTTCGACGAACCTCTTTTGGCTAACGTGTTCGTCACGACGAGGAAGATGTCCTCGTCTTGGGACCTCAGTTTGCCAAAATACTCAACGGCAAACTTCGCTATCTCTGCAGAGGTCATCGGAGTGGAACCAAGCGTTTGAAGCGCCAAGGCTACGAAGGTCGCAAGAATGTCCTCAGTTTTATAGATGGCCGTATTCCCCGAGCCACGTTTCGGAATCTTCGGTACCCCTAAGTTGCGGAGATGCCGAAGCCGGGCACGGAATGCGCCTAAGTTGCTCTCCCTAATTGAAAACAACTCGACGAGCGCTTTTTCAAATTGCCCGTACTGCATAGGGAGACACTTATCCGCACGATAGATACGATCCGCATTATAGATGTCAATATTGACATTCGAATGTCGATCTTGACATTTGTGCGATCTGAAACGATGTCTGTGAAATCCAGCTATGCTCTGACGGGGCTGGGCTGCTAAGCGGCTGACTAAGCTCTTTGAGCCCAGGAGCGATGCCGACGGCTGGTCGGTAGAAGCTGGCAACGACATCGCCCAAGAGTTCTTATGGACCGGATCGTGTCAAGGATTAGAGCGGCTGCGCTCCAATACACTCGGACTTAGCGGCGAATGCGCATTTCGGGCGAGAAGGTTGTGAGTTCTCCTGTTATTTGAGACTCGGTTGCCTGTTTTGCCTGTATTGTTCCCCTGTTCTTTTTGAGAGGGAATTCGTCAAGAAACCCGCATAAATGCTGGGTTTCTTGGCCATCGCCTCAATATTTCCGGGGCTTAGTTCCTCATTCTCCCTGTATTTTGCCCTGATAAACCCCGGGATAAAAAGCCTCGGAGACCGAGACCGGTTTCGCGTGAACTGCGTCCGCCACCACCCAGTCCTGCCGAACCGGGTATCTTCCCGTCGGGCTCAAGTAGGCCGTTTGTGCCGGGATTTCCGCTATCGGTTCTGCGCCGTTTTAGTCTCTGCGGAAGTTCGTTGTCTCTTTCGGCGATTTCGGGGGCCCGGTCTCCGCATCCAAAAATCCCGTTCCTGGCGGACAAGGCTCTCGCCGGCGGATGCGGCTTTGTTGAGCGGAGCCATTCCCGCCGCATTCACGACGCACAAGGCGACCCCCGTGTCTTGCCACGAGGGCGTCGGTAACCTTGCGGTGTTCGCGGAGAGTTCGGGCGGTGCCGACCTCGTCACGGCCCATAAGCCGCGAGTAGCCTGCCACGTCAGCGGCGACTATGGCTGCTAACCTGCGCCCGATCCGTACCGGCTGGTCTTGCTCCACGGCCAAGCTGCCCCGGGCGACACCATCCCGCCCGAAATGTTGCCTGACGCCAGTCTGGGCCTAGGGAGGTGCGTCGTCAACAAATGG